CAAACCGGCTGTAGTTAACGTCCAAGTCGGCTACGCAGAAAGACGTTCGGCATGGTGGAATGGGCTTTACCACCAACGGCAAGGAACGTGAAACATCTATGCACCCGTTTGGCCGTGCCTCCCCTTCGGTCATCAACCACCTGATTAAGGCAGGGAGCCTCTTATCCCCCACATGTTCCAGCGGAGATATTCGAGCAATGCCATCGATCTCATAGGCAGCTACCCCATGAAACCTAGAGCAAACCCCGGGAATCGAACCCGGCAACCAAAAGGCTGTGCCAACAGGATTGCAGACCAGCCCAAAATAATAGGTACGAGTCCATATAGGCCACGCCCGGGATAGACCGGTCGGACTGCTGACCGTACCGCATCTAGAATCCTCACACTCCCCTTGTGAGTGGACGGTCAGACGTTGATGTGGCTTAAGCTAGCTTCACCGCCATCAACATCAATCCAAGGAACATTATACACAATATGTAGGGTGCAACAACGGTTGCAACCACTAAATATGTGAAGACTTCGTGAGTAACGGGTAATCCAAAAATGTTCCAGCGAGCATTCAGCGTCAGCACTAGAGAGCAAGCGGCCTTGCTTTTTGCGCCGGGGGGACACTCCCCCACGGGGGTGTTTGTTGCATGGTGCAACATTAGAACGTTTGTGTGATTGTGTTTTGGCGTGTCGTGTGGTATCGCGCGGGCACGTTCCTTTGTATGCGATCATGTCCGTGCCCGTCGTGGCCGTCGTGGTCACGTCGTGGCTGTGGCCGTGCCGTGGCGTGGCCGTCGTGCCCTGGACGTCGTGACGTGGCCGTGGCGTCCCTGGATGTGGCCGTGGCGAGGCGCGGCCGTGGCTGTGGCGTCCGCCGTCTTTGTGTCGCCGTCGTGCGGTTGCAACACGCCGATGAATGCTAGTGTTTGCAATGGTTTTGGCGTGGTCTGTGTTGGCTCAGTTTGCACTACATACGTAGGGCGTGTATAGTGAGAGCCATCAAGCAAACGACAACGAAAGGAACGGAGATGAACGAGAGGCCACCACCACGAAGGCCACCACCGCAAGGACGGTGACACGAAGCCCCCCCTAACAGGCGCGGCATGGATGATTGACAACTGAAGAGTGGACGCGACAGAGACGCGACGGAATGCGACTAGGCATGATGCACCCTCACACCATGCAAGGCTGAACCGTCGTCGAGTCGCTAACGTGGCGCGGTGTCCGGCATGGAATTGTCCCGCGCTGTCTGAGTGGTCTACGATGGCCTTAATCCAAGTTAGGAGTAAGGGCCATGAGTTTGAAAGAATTAAGGATGAAGCGCGGTCTAACGCAACGTGAGTTAGCCGAAAAGGTTGGCATGTCAGGCGGCAATATCTCAGATATCGAGAGCGGTAGGCGCTCTGAGGCTAACTTAACCTTAGCCACTGCGATAAAGCTGTGTGACGCCTTGCGTGTTGCTAATCCACGTAAGCTACTTGATTCTGATTCTGAAACTTCGGCGGATTGAATGTAATCCGCCAGGGCTATCGGTGCTCTTTATGGGCGCGGTAGTCCACGAATGAGTAGAGCCGGATAGCTGCAACTATCCGGCTCGATTGCTCAGTAATCATTAACCAATCTAACTAACTAAGCCCTCTTATTCTAGCAAGGGGGCTGGAATGGAGTGTCAAAATGTATACCGTTGATGAGACCTACAAGAATATCGAAGCCGAGTTCAAGCCCCGCAGCAAGTGGGACCAGGGCGTGAAGGATACCGCGCTGGCATTGCTTGATTCGCTCGACATGCCCGAAACGGTTCTTCCCGACCACTTCGGATCGCGTCGCGCGCTGTTGCTGAACGGCGCGGACAATTGGCGGGAATACAGTTACGGCGGGTGCGCTCTCGTGTACAACGTGGATATCGCCGCCCAGTTCTTCACCCCGTCCGAAATGCGCCGGTATATGGCTGATGGTCATGATGCAAGCATGGCGTTCCGTGGCGAGCCTCTGCTTGACTTGCAGGCGCGTGCCCTCAGCCAGGCGGAGCGTGTTATCAGCCGGTACGCGCGGGAACACTGAGGGGCAAGTCATGTGTGAGAAGTGCCCCATCGATCAACGTTACCCGTACTACGGTTTTCCTGTGACGCCAGATTCCCGCAAGCTGCGGGATGAGGCCGAGCGTTACCGTGAGATCGCTATCCGCTGTTTCGTTGCCGAGAGCGATTGTGCCGACGTGAAGCGGGCGGATGCGCTGTGGCGTGAGATGTGCCGTGCCGGTGATGAGGCGCGGTTTCTGTGCAGCAATGCGCGTCGTTTGGAGATGGAAGAAGCCCTACAGTGTCGGGCTATCGAATATCCCAATTGTCCTAATCGCAAGCGTATGCGCTGACTTGTTCCAGGCTTTCGGGCGTGAGCCTATCAATCACGCCCATATAGCCCGTTCGGGCATTACATTCCAACACAATCGAGGTGCTTTAAAAATGTCTTTTGTTACAGTTGATTTTCCTGATATTCGTGAATCTGATTCCGCAGAGTATGCGTATCTCGCCAACGTGTACAACACTACGTATTCACACAATCAAAACGCTTGGCGTTCGCCTGATGAAAACAGGCTTGACGGAACCACGTATGCCGCGTGGTGGTTGATGGATGAATACTGGCAAGCGTCCCGCATTGATAACCGCGTATCTCAGCACGGTTATCAACGCGGCTGCCGACAATCTGCCTGATCCGCGTCATATGGATTGCCTGTTCTGAAAAGTTTGGCCGGACGGTACTAGGAATATCGTCCGGCCATTGCAAACAGTAATTAACTCAACCAAACCATTTGCAAGGAGATTCTATCATGTCCCGTCATTTTTACGCTGTTTATTGGCCTTACGGTGTCAACATTTCCAATTTCGACCATGAGCCGATTGGTACTGTTGTCCCGTTCGATACGGCTAAAGCGCGTGACGCTTACGTTGCTGCTGACCGGTTCGACGGTAATTTTCATAAGAGCGTGCCGGATTATCGATTGATGCGCAAGATGATGCTTGGTGCGCTGGGAGAGTTCCGTTCGTTGGATTCCAAGGGCTATGCAGGTTGGCGTGTGGATGGCGTCTTCTATGAGTCTCTTGGTGATGCGTACAAGGCGATGTTCGATGCTGATGCGCAGTTGCGTTATGAACTGTTCGGTGACGTTGATTCGAGGGAGGCGTGAGTGTCATGGAAACGTTGAAATTGTGGGCTGATTTTCATGTTGGTCAGCAAATGTATGCATATGACCATTTTGATGTGGTCGAGCGTAAGCGTTATTGGCGTCCCGTGTCGAAAACGTATCTTGTGTACGCGTGGCTGCGTGACCTGATTCGTGGGATGCGTGATGCGCGCTTGGGTGGATTCCAGGGTTGGTTGTACTGCGTTGTCAAGGATGGCGGGTTCACCACTCAGGAGTTCATGGGGTTCAACGATGAAATCGAGGTGTTGTGATGATTGACGTGAATATGCTGCCGCGTGAGCTTACCGGCTATGTGGGTCATGTCTGCGGCCTGTGGTTCGGCAGTTATTTTATTGATTTTGAGCCTGTGTTCGTCCATTCCACGGCGGGCATCATCGGTGAACTGTACGAATACCTGGTGGATACGGTTCAGGACAATTCGATGAATGGCGGCTTGGATTATGAGGATGCGGAAGAGTACGCGAAGTTGGCGGCTACCGTTCCGTGGTCTATGGAAGAGATTGACCGCGTGGCGGAACAGTCTTTCCGCTACGTGTCTGACCGAACGTTGCAGGTGGCTTACGCCTTGTGTGTCCTCACTTTTGATGCGATGTTCCCGCAGAAAATCGAGGTTGTCAAACCGGACGTGCGGGAGACGTTGTTGAGCGTGGCGTTCCCGCATGATTGGCAGCGCCGCATGGCGGAGTCTGACCATGATCGCGTGAGCGTCTACCGCATGGGTTTGGAATGCGTGACGAAAGCGTATGACAAGGTTTTCGACCGTCTTGGGGAGGCTGACTGACATGACGCGCAGTAAGAACAGACGGCTTCGCCTCATCCCATCGCACCTTCCGCTGATCCGCGACAAACTCGCGGAATACGAGCGGGTCGCATTAAAGGAGGAGATGGCTGCGCACTCACAATACGAGCGGAGCATGGAAACGGCTTGGAATTTCGCTGATAATCTCGCCGTCGCGCAGCTTTGGTGGATCAGCCGGGACATGACGGCGCTGGCGGAAGATACCGTCCGGGCAGGTGATTTCCCGAAAATGGACGCGCCGGCGCAAAGCGGGCTTATCTTCTTCGACGGGGATGTCCAAATGGTCAGATTCCCCGTGACCGACGACGCGACGGGAAGGAAGGTCGGAGATGCCCATGTGTCGGCGCTCTTCTGGCAATGCGACGGCAACGGCGATATCGAATTGATGGGATTCACGGACCATCCATGCGCTCTGAAGGAATGCGACGCGAAATCATTCTCACTGCCGGTCATCAGATTCGCCAACGGCATTTTCAATGAGCATGTCGGCGGTTTCCGATGGTTCGGCGATCTGCTGCGCGCGGTGTGGGCGTTGAGCGCGGAACCGCATATCTGCGAGGCGAAACCGGCGAAACCCGATATGGCGCATCCGCTGCCGCCGCGTTTCGACCCCGAAATACGCAAGGTCAAGATGCTGGTGCTGCGCGAGAACCTGCATCGTCCTGGCGGAAGCGCCGATGATGACGAGCGGGTGCGACGTGAGTATTCGCATCGTTTCATCGTGCGCGGCTTCTGGAGGGATCAGGCGTATGGGCCGAATCATTCGCTGAGGCGCAGGCAGTGGATACCGCCATTCGTCAAAGGCCCGTCCGACAAGCCCTTGATCTGCAAGGAGACGGTGCGCATATGGAAACGGTGAGCGACATGATCGCCGGTTTTCTCGCCGGCCTGACGCCGGGTACAAGGGCGCAGTATCGGAGCGTCGTATCGCGATGGCTCCGCTGGTGTGCGGATAACGGCATCGACATGCTGCGGGCGAAGCGCACCCATATCGAGGTGTTCGCCGCCTATAACGGCGGCATGCGGCCAGCGGCGAAAAACACGGTGTGCAGGAATCTGAGCGTCGTTTGCTGCCTCTACCGCTATCTCTGCGAGGAGGGATATATCGACTGCGATCCGGGCGAGCATGTGCGTAGGCCGAAACTGTACGGTCATTCGGATGGCACGTACCTCACCCGCGAGCAGGCTAGGCTTTTTCTGGCCGAAGCACGCGGTATGGGTGCGCGGACGGATGCCCTGTGCAGTCTGCTGCTGTTGACCGGTGCGAGGGTTGGTGAGGCGCTTGGGTTGGATGTCGAAGACTGTCATCTGAATGACGGGCGTCCGTGGGTGCGGTTCGACCGCAAGGGCGACTGGTCTCAGCGTGTGGCCATTCCCTCCGATGCAGCCGAAGCTCTCGCACGACTCATTGGCGAACGTAAGCATGGTGCGGTGTTCCGTGAGGATTCCGGCGCGCGTCTGCGACAGCAAACCGCCGTGGGCATCGTATCGTCCGTGGCATTGCGCGTGGGCGTGCCGGATATTTCGCCGCATTCATTGCGGAGGACGTTCTGCACGCTCTCCCGTGACGCTGGCGTGCCGGACAGGGACATCATGGCCGCAGGCGGGTGGAACAGTCCGCAGATGCTCGACTATTACGACATGTCCCGTCGTGGGCTGAATGGCAAGGCTGGCGACGGATTGCAGGATTATCTGGGCAAGGAGGATTGATTTCCACAACACGCCCGACTTGAAATGTTACCTTTGGTAACATATATTGTAGTTAGCAACAAACGGGAAGCATCAAGGCATCCCCACAATCACAAGGAGATTGAAATGATTACCATTCGTATCGAAAAAACCAGAGGCCACAAGTGGAATGAGACTGGCACATTCGCACTGGAGTTCCCGAAGTCGGAATTACGAAAGCGCGTCTATGATTGCCAGCTCGACAAGGACGGCGAAACCGAAGACGCATGGCTTTGCATCCCGTCCGAACGGCTCCGTGCCAAGTATGAGCGGCTCGTCGCTGACGAGGAGTCCACGCAATCCGATTACGACAAGCTGTACGAAGAGCTTTCGGCTTACTCAGACACGTTGACCACCGAGCAGCTCATGGACTGGTTTATCGACCTGAACGATCCTGAAACCATCAGCGGATGGACCGAGCGCATCGAAGCCCACAACGCCTACATCGACGTGATGGAGCCGAACAATGCGGTGCTCAGGAACCCGCTTGACGTGGATTCGACGTTCCATATCCGCATCTACGATTACTTCATCGATTTCCATGAGGATAGGGAGATTGTGGACGACTTGGAGTTCACCCCGTCCGACGTGGAGGCGGATGATTGGACGGAGGACATCAAACGGTGTCTTGAGGAAAACGGGTGGCGTCTTGACTCCAAGATCGGAACGGATTCCGATGATTCCGATTTGCTGGTGTTCGATTGCGTCAAGGCGTGACGTATTCCGCTGAAAATCGTTGTTCTGCCGGTTCCAGCGTGTTTTTCATGCTGGAACCGACGTTTTCCGTGTTTTCATGATTGTCTGGAGGTTTGATGACGTTTGGATCGAAGGCCGCTTTTCGCGCGGCACGGGAACGCTGCGGCATCAGTCAGAAGATGCTTGCCGACCGTTTCGGCAATGCCGTGTTGACGGTGAAACGTTGGGAGAAGCTTGGCGAGGCGGAACCACCGGCAGACGTGCAGGCATGGTTGGAAAGTATGCTCACGCAGCATGTCGAAGCGGTCGAGGCCGCGTTGGATGCGGTGGACGGGATTGAGGAAGTCCAAGGCAACCCGCCTGACCATGTTGACTTGCTCTACTATCGTTCGCAGGAACACTACGACCGTTACGGACGGGACAAAGGCGATTACGCGATCGTCAATGCCCGCAGCAGGGAGATAGCCGCGATCCTTGAATCGCAGGGTATCGAAGCGCGGTTCCGTTATCCCGAGGATGATGAAGCCGGTTTCCAACGTTTGGCGAACACTCGCTAAACGCATTTGTTGTTAACAGGGCCATTGTAGACCACTCAGACGTTGCCTGACGCGGTTTGTAACCAGTTGTCCAACAATTCGGCTTCGTTGACTGGCTCGAAACACCATGCGTCTAATCCGACGTTGATCTCATTGTGATGCCTGCCGAACTCAAGCGGGTCATGCGCGTGCGTATGACCATGCAGGAGCAAAGTGTTGTTCATGCGTGGTATCGCGTATTCGGCTAATTCCGGCGCGTTCCAATTGGTTGAGACTGCGCCTAGGGGTTTGCTTTGCGTGAAGTCTTCACGCCATTGGAAGTGGCTTAAAAATACCGTGTGTGGATTGTTGCCCCACCCGTCTCTGATTTCAGTGATGCCGACTCTTCCGACTTCCCCGAACACGCTTGCCAACTTTTCCAGCGTGCGGGTGGAGCTGTGCAGTTCGTGGTTGCCGAGAATCAGATGCCTGTTCTTGCGTGGTACATGCAGGTTTTGGATGCGCATTATCGCTTGGTCTACGCTCCACGTACCACCGGAACTGATGTCTCCGAGGATGTAGAGTTCGTCTTCCTCGCCAACATACGTGTTGATGCTTCTGATGATGTCGGCATCATGCTTCCGCCAGTCAACACAGTTCTTGAGCGGCTTATGCTCATGTTCGGCTTGTTGTTTGATCGATGCATCCTTAGCGTATCCGGGTAGCGCGTATCCGCGTAGCGCGGCCACGAACGGATGCGCGAAATGCAAGTCACTAGTGAACCACTTCATCCTTAACACCGTCCTATTTCATTATCCATCCCATACTGCTTATCCCATTTACACAATGCTTCCAAAATGTTCGGCAGTCCGAAATAGTCGTAGTATTGGCTGTAACGTTCACCGTTTTTCGTCTCGAATCCGATGGTAAGCATTTCGGGGTCATCGCCACAGGTTTCACAGACCGCTTCGCAGAATGGCGAATAATCGTAGCCGACTACTCGTACCGGCTGATCGTCGCTTCCGTCGAACAGTTCCGGTGATTCGACTTGCAACACGCGCATCAGCAGTTCGTTCGTTGATTTTCCAGTGGTGTTTTCCGTCATACTCCCCTACTTTCCGTTGACTTCGATTACCAGTTCCGTGTCACCATGAACGGTCGCCTTGATATCGTCGTTAAGCTGATTCGACAGGTGCATGATGATGTCAGTGACAGTTTCGTAATTCAGTTTCGGGGCAATGGTGATGTTCCCATAGCCGTCGGGCACGGCTTCGATATCGTTGCTGTACACTGGCATGGAGTATTGATTACGATACCCGCCAATGCGAGTAGTGGTATCCAGATTGGTGCCAATACCCATATCCATGAGTAGGGGAATTGGCCACTGATTTTCAACAGTGCCAACATGCCTGATAGCAGTAGGAGGATTGGCGTGCAGTCGATGTTGACTCGCATTATTAGTCCTCCGTGTAGAAAGTGAGCGTGTGGAGCTTTTTCTTCGCATCCAATTACTCTCCGAACATGCCGTACTGTTTCACCGGTTCGATCACGTCGCGCATGTGATGCGCATGATAAGTGATGGTCTTGCCCTTGTCGGTGATGCTGATGGTGGCGGTCATTGGATGATTTCTTCCACTAGGCTGATGTTGCTTGCCTGAACCGTCTTGCTGATGCCGTTGTACAGGTTTTTGAACGTGAATGAAAATGGTTTCATGCAGTTCTCATCTTCGAAGTCGATGATGCATTCCATGTCATCCCAACAGTCAATCCACGGAGAGCCGACCAGTCTGGGGTTGGCATGAGTGTAGACGATGACGCCTTTCTCACAGTCGGTATACGAGTATGCGAATCCGAGTTCTTTAAGCTTGACGGCGTATGGCGGATTCGATAGGTCGATTTTCACTTTGCATCCTTTCCGACGAGTCCCCAAATATCGTCCACTGGATTGGTTTGCTGCATCAGCATGTACACGTCCGCGATACGGTAGATGGGATGCCGCCCTTCCTTGCGTACCGGGGTGAGCTTGCCCCTGTGCGCCCATGATTTCAACGTGTTCGCGGATACGAGGTATCCAGCCTGTTGGAGTTTGCTTCTAATGTCCGAAGCAGTCCCCGTGTAAGTGCTGTGTTTGATCTTGTCTTGCATGAGTGTCCTCAAAAAGTTGATGTTCCAAACGTTCCTGCATCCACGGCATTTGACTTGTTTTGCCGTCTCGTCAGCCGATAGTGGCATGTTGCAGTCGGTGTTGGGGCAATTGCCCAAGCTGACAGTATGGCCTTGATTCAACAGGCGCTGGCACTTGTCGCGTGCGATGCGGATTTCAAGCGCGTACACGGGTGTTGCCGTTGAGCATAGGCACGCGGGTTCGCCTTGCTTGTTTTTCTTGACGGCTATCCGCTGCGCCAACACGTTCAACGGATCGTGATTCAGGTATTCGACGCCTAAGCATTTAGCGAACGCGGATAGTGTGCCCCACACGCTATCCATGTGTTCGTCACCCTCATACAACAGGTCGAACACTTGCTCTCGCAATGGCGGATTATCAGAGTATCCTCCCCCGCCACCGTTAGCGTCATGGTTCTTGTTGATGCGGTTCATCTTGTCGGTTTCCAAGTAGCCGATGTTCTTCGTGAACCATTCCAAGTCGGCTAGGAGCCGCTGTTCACATTCAGGGCAGAGTTGCCTGGTATCGTCTCGTTCACGCCCGCAACGCAACAGTTTGCAGTCAGCCAATCGCACGCCTTCCAAAATCATGGTATGTTGATTCCGCACCGGTGCCCGAAGGCGTGCGATTAATGCCGGAACATGTCTAGTATACCGGTTGCACCCAACCTTGCAACCGGTATTGGATTAACGTCTCAAACAGTCTCCCGCTTCCGTTTTCTCTTCTCGGGTTGAAGCAGGTAGTAGTTGCGTTCGTAGGCCGCCTGTTCCTCACGGCTGAAATGGTGGAATGTCGGACGATGCGCAAGCTTGTATCGGCGGTTGCATTCCAAGACTTGCTCACGGTGGGCCATCCGCCACTGTCGCGTGTGCTCACGTTTCCGTGCGAGCTGTTCCGCAGTAAGCTTGACCGGCTTTTTCGACGCTTTCGCCTTCTTCTTTCCGACTGGCGGCTTCTCAGACGGCTTGCGCCTACCACGACGAAGAACTGCTATGTCAACCGCGAACATTTTCATGATCTCGTCGGCGGTAGGCTCATTCATTCCGTTTGCTCCAATGATTTGCAGTAGTCCTCTCGATCACGTACAACACGACGGCCTCATTGTTGTCCAATGCCAGTGGGTTCGCTGCCGTGACGTTGATGATTTTCCACCCATCATCCAGATAGTCGATGAGTTTAGAATCATTCTGCACACGCACACCGTTACCGGTGAACTTCGTGTATACGGGGATTAGCTCATGTTCCATTATTTCGTTTCCCCGTCCTTGCCGCTAGCATTGTCCCAATCGCAGGAAAGACCGCCTCCCCCCTTGTAGACGTTGAACCTGATGCATGTCACGGCCCTACCGTCGTGCAACTCGATTCTGCACTCATCGACAGCGAAGTCGCCTCGCACATCAATGCAGTCACTACCGCCTTCAACATCGTCAGCATCCGCTTCGTTCTCGCATCCGGCCAGCGGGAAAACCATCGCTACGGCCATAAGCACGGCCATTAGCCCTCGTTGAATATTCTTGTTTCCTATCATTTCGTCTCCTTGATTGTCTTATCCCGTCGATTTCGACGGGTTTGAATGTGGTCTAGAAGTGTTTTGCCATCCAGTCGGCGATGAACAACGCGACGATCGACGCAAACGACGCGAAAGAAAGCAAACCGAAGACAATGGTGAAAACAATCAAAACAGCCTTCATTCCGTCACCGCCTTACGTGCCACTTCGAGCACTTCTTTCGCCCGCGCGATGTAGTCTTCCTGATATCCGCAGATTTCACCGGCGTAATCCCATGCATCGTCTTCGTCCTTCGCCACATAGTCGCTTTCGATGCCATCCCATTCGCAGCTGTTCCAGCAGAGCCGTTTCGCCACGGCCTCCACCTCGGCGTCGGTTGGTGGAGCGGAACGTCCGGCCATGTACGCTGTACCGGCAAGCTCACGAACCGTCTGAAAAGTCAAATCATCATCCATGCCACGCTCGTAAGCGTTGGCCTCGTCAAGCATGATGCTCAATTAGTCCTCTTTCCGTTAGCTTTGACCATGGCCCACAGGATTTCGCTTGCCGGACGCCTCCTGTATGACAGGTCGTTGTAGGACTGCACATAGTCGAGAATCAGTTTCGAGCCGGTCGAATCCGGTGTCAGAATCGCGTTCACTCGCGGCGGCACCATCTTCTGCCATACGATCTCGTCACACAGTTCCTTCGTGCAGACCAGATAGTTCTGATCGCCGTAGAACGTCAGTCCGTTGCCGCTAGTGAAGTCAGCCATGCATGACTTGACCTCGTAGAACTCGAAGCAGCCTTTCTCGACGCTTGCGGGCACCGGCTCACCGTTGATGTTCCAGGGCTTGAAGCCCACGTAGTCCACGCGCCTTTCGTCGGGCGTGTTACGGTCGAAATTGACCTCGCTCGCCCAAAAAGCGGTCTGATTCCTCAACCTCTTCTCCACCAGCTTGGACAGCATGGCGGTGGTCTCAGCCCTGCTCATTTCTTCCTCCTGAAGTACTTGTATTCACCGTGATGGAACAGGAACAGGTGAAGTCTCCACACCTTGACTGCCAACAATCCCTTGAGCGTGATCGCATACCCGCCATGGACACGCTTCATGAGCTTCCTATCGGCCAATGATTCAAGTATTCGGGAAAGCTCTTGGTTCTCTCGTTGTTGCCAGATGTAGTTCATCCCCTCAGCGATATACAGGCAACACATGTCCTTGTCGTATTGACTAATCATCATTAGCCTCCCTCTCAAGGATGCAGACGTTCGTCGCTGTGACGGCGTTATCACGCAATTCCGTTGTCGGCATGGTATCCACCCGCAGAATCTGCCAACCCTCGTTCAGCAACTTTTCAAACACACCCATATTCATCAAGGTGCGCTCATCGCCGTAATCACTCCAAAAAAGTGGGCAAACCTTGTACCGTTTATTCATTTCGCGTCCTCCTTCATGAAGACAATCCAGTGTGTTCCCGTGCGGTTCGGCTGCTTGTTGCCGAAGAGTGACTTGTGCGCTGTGAGCTTGAGAATCTGCGATACGGGTATCTGTGTCTCATTCCATTTGAAAATCAACACTCCATGCTCTTTCAGGACGCGGAAGCACTCGCTGAACATGGTCTTGAGGTCAGCTTTCCACGTCTCTTGGTCGAGGCAACCGTATTTCTGCGCCATGTAGCTCGTTTCCCCCGCATTGCGCAGGTGGGGCGGGTCGAGCACCACCATGCGGAACGTCCCGTCGGGGAACGGCAGGTCGCGGTAGTCCATCAGCATGTCCGGCTTGACATCGAACCTACGCCCATCGCACAATTCCCAGCTCTCATCACGCACATCACCAAAAAGCACCCGATCATCCGATTTGTCAAACCAGAACATTCGGCCGCCGCAGGCGGGGTCAAGAACAGGCTGATACGCGCTCATTTCGTATCCTTCCCCTTGTACTCGTCCACGAGTTCTTTCCACTGCCTGCTTGCGAGTGCGGCGTGGCTGAACCAGCTGGTAGAGATATGTCCACGTGGACATTGGAGCCGGTAGACTGTGAGTGTTGTCCTTACTTTGCGGCTCTCGTGGTATTTTTCCGTTTGCGATGCCTTGATTACTGGTAGTCTGCCGCACATTGGACACCCATATTCGTTGCGTCTGCGTTTGAACCACATAACTATTCCTTCGCGTCCTCGCTTTGATTGGGTACCTCGGAAGGCATGGTGCCGGAATAGCCGAGCATGTGACGGCAGTAATTGATTACATGCTCGTAAGCCGTCGTCATTCCGTCGTAAAAGTCGTACACTTCTTCGTCTGGATTATCAGAAGCGTTATTAGCTGCATCCCACTCTTTTTGCAGAAAGTCGATGACCTCATGCAGTGTCTTGTCTTTCTCAGTCACGTTCGTCGCCATTGTTATTCCTTACTGCTCTTATCGTTCTTATCGTCATGGTCGAAGATGCATACGAACACGCCTAATAGCGTGAGTACGCAGAGTATCGCTATCACTCCCAAGGTGATGACGATGAACACGCTTGAAATATTCCAGCAAACATCATCCAGACTCATGTTGTCTTCTCCTCGCAGTCCAAGCATTTGAGCATTCTCACAGCCTCACCGCGAGTGGCCCAGCCGGACGTGAACAGTCGATTGGATTCTTCATCGGTCCTATCCGCGAAGCCGCCGCCATGCGCCCTGCTCCATGCGTCGCCATCATTCGTTTCCGGAAACCACCTGTTCACAGTGGTTTGCCGCCCGGTATCGAGGTTCGTGGACACGATCACCTCTTCGCGGTGGACATATCCGATGCAATAACCGCAATGGGCGCAGTAGACCTCTGCATAACCGGGTTTAATGAAGCCGAGTCTCACGCACATCATTCATCCTTCTTCTGCTCGCAGAATTGTCTTATCGCACTCTCGGCGTCGTAATAGCGTGCGACAGCGCGTATCCACGAGTTGAACGCATCTTCGGCAGTCTGACAGACCTCGCCTTGAAGACACTTCAATACGCACTCGTACCGGTAGACGGTATGACGTGGATTGTGATATGTGCATTTGCCGCTAACTATTATTGGCGCGTCACCGCAGTAAGGGCATCGAAGATAACTCTTGGGCTGGGGCTTCTTCTTACGCCCGAACATCACTCACGGCCTCCCCACATTCCTTCTTCGTTGGTTCCATAGTTTTTGCATTGGAAGATTCGAGCCAATTCCTCAGCGTCGTAAAGCGCCTGTTCCAACGCTTGTTTCCGTGAGACGGTTTTGGATACTGGGTATTCGCGTGTCGCACGAAACAGCCAAGTGTTCTCGATCACGTCCCAATGCCATAAGACCAATTCATATCCATCAAAGGTGTGGTCAGGCATTATGTATCTGCGACGGATGCTGACCGCGTATTCGTTGTTCACTGCTTCACCTCGTTGAGTATGAGTATCGAATCGTATGCTCTGCATAGTTGGTTCTCACCACCGTTGAGACTGATGATGACCGGCTGGAACACTCCCCCGAAAACCAGTTGCACCATGCTGCCGCTGCCGTTACTGAACTTCGTGGTCATCGATTGGAGGAAACCGTCGATAGTGGTTCCCTCAACGGTGGTGGCTATCGCACGCTTGCCAGCGAGGAATGACGATGGCAGGTGCTGCCAGTCGGTGATATGGTCATGCACATTCATGGTCGAACACCCCGTTTTCCAATCGTGCAAGCAGGTCTTTGCCGAAGTTGATTCCCGTCCCGCAGACGGCATTCTCGATGTCTTTCGTATGCTTGTCGGAAGATGGGTTGTCCCGCACTGTCTCACACTCATGAATGAGCGTGTGCAAAAAGTTGGTGAGGTTGGTCAACCGACGCTCCGCACGAGATGTATCGTTAAGATTCACTGGTATCAGCGGGAAAGCGTCAGCATCGAACGTGCGTTTGACCACGCTCCAGTCCATCGTTTCCAAATCCCCGTCAGCGAACAATTGCGCATCACAGTCGATATTGTGAATGTGCCAAGCGTCACCGTCGTAGCTCAACAGGTCTTCACCATCCCGAGTCGCATACCAGCCCGGTTCGGTGGGCATGTCATCAGACGAGTGCGCCTGATCGTACATGGCTTTCACCTGCTTGTAGATGTCATCCAGTTCCCTCCCGTCGAACTCCACGGTCAGACAAGTGCCAGCCTTGTCGGTAAACAGGTAAGGCATTGTTTTGAAATCAATGCTTCTCAACATTTCACTCTCCTTCTTCGTTGAACGATGCCTGTAGAGTGTCCGCGAACACCTGCAATGCGTCTTTGACCTTCTCGTTGAAACCGTCCGGCACGTCCGCCGTGACATGTCCCTGCTGCATGTTGTCGAGCTTGTTGTCCGTCTTCGTGTACATCGGCACATCCACTTCGACGGATGCGAGTTCGATCTGCGGATAGTCGAACGCGCGCACACGGAACGTGACCTTGCTCGTGCCGACTTTCACTTTGTCGCTCATTGGTGTCTCCTTGGGTTGATTGTTCTGATGGTTCTTGCCGGACTCTCATAAGCGGTACGCACCTCATACGGCCTGTGGTAGAAGTCGGCTTTGGAACGTGCCGCGCTCTCAGCTTCATCCAGTGAGTCGTACACGCGGCATGTGTGAACTCCCGTATCGCCTTGCGGCCAAACGATGTAGCCGGTCTTGCCTACGAAAACATTCATTTGACCGTCTCCACGGTGTTGCAGCCGATGTATTCGCCGTTATGCTTCAGACAGGCCCATGTCACGTCACCGGTCTTGACCGTTTCCATTTGGAAACCCGTATTGGCCTTCTCGCCGACATTAGGTGCCATTCCAAAGCTGAACGAAGTCAAGACAATCGTGATGCAGATAATCGCCGTGAGGGCCACCCTCGTCTTATCCATCACTCACCATCCTTAGTCATTGCACACCTTCTTCGTGTGATCGTCTAAATGGACTTTCTCAAGTTCGTTGACCGCCGCTTCGATTTGCATATAAGCCGCAATCTGTCCTTCCGCGAAGACAATCACGCTCTCCGTGCTGTTGTTTTGCAGAATCCGCGCAATGGCTTCGCGTTGCGCAAAGCAAAGAAGCAGGACTCTGTCGAGAGCATTTCCGAATTCGCACCAGACGCTTTTATGGTCAACGTGATTTATCACCGGTTCGTCCATCGCTCCTACCGCCATTACTTGCCTTCCTTTTCGATTTCATTGATCTTTTCGGTGAGGGCTTCGAGCACGTCCACGCGGTCTCCCCACTTGAGGTTCCGCCAGAACTGTTCGAGATCAGCCCAGTTCTCGGCCTGTAGGATGCTAAGAAGCCTGATTGCCTGAGCTTCGAGAATGTCGGCGTTCCGTTTGCAGCACGCGGCGAAGAACGGCACATTATGCGTGATTGCGTCATTGATGAACCAGATCGCCTTTTTCAGGTCTTCTACACCGTTCTTGTGCTGCCACCTGAAGCAGTATTGGACGGCTTGCCCCCAGTCGCTTGACAGCAGGCGGGATAGTTCGATGCATTCGAACGGGCCGTCCTTGTAATGCGATGGATTGATATTGTCAGTCATTTGATTGTTCCTTTGTCGATGAATATTTGCCGTCTGTGGTGAGATACACGAGTCCATGCCAAGTCCGCACCGGCACTTCCAACTGGTCTTGAAACGATTTCACACACCAGCCGTTCTCATAAGCGATAGTCGGATGCATGTGAACGAAACCATGACAGCCCGTCGTACCCGAACCGCAAAGCAGAATCAGATTCTGCACTTGATGCTTCTCAACCCTCGTGCATTGGCTACGGAGTTTCCGATGATGCCGGGAACCACCCACCGCATACAAGCTTCGGCCGCAACGCACGCAACGTCTCCCATCACGATCATCAACCATGCGGCACGTCTCCTTGGATGGATTGTCACTGCTCACTGGGGTTCTCCTGGAACAATCCCTTGTTGTCTTCAACCAATTGGATGCCCTCACCTATCCATCTCATGACAGGAACCGCCATCGAATTACCGAGCGCCTTGTAGCGTGGACTATCCGGCGTGTGCTTCTTCCCCTTCCACGGAATATCCGTCCATCCGTCCGGGAAACCTTGAAGTCTTTCGCATTCCAACGGCGTCAACCTGCGAACCGTCAAACCATTCATCGAATCCTCCGTATGTAGAAACTGGTCATTGTGCGTGCTGAGCGTGGCAGAAAGCTCGTCCTGCCCGAGGAATCCCTTACCCCCCCCCGCTCCGCCACCGCGAATCTTGAAAGTGAAAACCACTAGTCTCTCCTATTAGTTGTCGGATAGATGAATGGGGCATCCTTTCCGGCGTGAGCCATCAATGTCGGAGAAAGATCGAATCCTTGTGCGGCATTCGCCTGAGTGTCCGCGCGACACATCACTCTCTCTCTCTCAATTTGGTAGACGGCTGGATTATGGTCAGTACTCAAAGTGGGACTCACTTCGCCAATCGCCAGACTCCGGCTCTTCTCACCCTGGCTCCATTTGAACGCCTTAATCAGGGGAACATTGTTGCTACCGGTACCCATGTGCGAGGTGAGCGTATTCGACACGTCGGGATGATCGCTGACCTTGAACCGTCCATCCTGCTGATGGAAGTCCAACATCAATCCCCCAGCGTCCGAATCTGCGTCTCCAACGCCTCCCGCAGTTCCCTGGGTAAGGCTTTGCCTCTTCTCTCGGCTCGACGTATGATCCCAGCACAGGCTCTCGCGCTCAAAAAGTACCGGCGCGGCACGCCGCCAGTCTCGAGTGTTGACGACAAGGAACACACGCTCGCGCCGCTGGGCCACACCGAAGAACTGAGCGTCCAACACTCTCCATGCCGCCCCCCCCATCAGGCCAGAGTTCGGCCACGGCCTCAAGGAGCGACTGGAAGGCCCGTCCGTGTTCAGCCGACAGAACTCCGGGCACGTTCTCCCATACGATCCATTCCGGATCAATTTCTGCGCAAGCTCGGAGATATTCGAGCATGAGCTGGCCGCGAGGATCGTCCAGAGCCTTCCTGAGTCCGGCGATGCTGAATGCCTGGCAGGGGCTTCCTCCCACAACGACATCTGCTGCATGGTGGTATTCCTTCCAATTAACTTTCGTCATGTCCCCTAAGTCTGGGACGTTCGGATAGTGGTGTTTGAGTACTGCTTTGGGGAATGGTTCGATTTCGGCGTATGCGACTGGCTCCCATCCGAGTGTTTGCCATGCGACAGTTGCTGCTTCAATGCCGCTGAACAGGCTGATGTATTTCACTAGGGTTCTTCCTTCTGGTTTAGCTCATTGGCTTTTTTGACGGCTGACGCCATGTCGGTCACGTCATCCTGCGATTGGAGGTGCAAGGCTTTCAACGTGTGTTCGCAAGCCCAAGTGTGGACGTGTGGCTTCGACGGTGGGATACCACCCATTTGCGCCCGGTTCTCACACCAGCCACGCCATAGGCGTATCCAATCCCCCACGGTGCTGATTCTGGCATAGTGACGGACGGAGAAAGCGTTCCAAGCATCCTGTAAATCCAAGTTCGGGTAAGCGGTGCGCATCATGCTGTCCGCCGCCGTCAACTCCGTGGAGTCTTGGAACATGGCAAGTGTCATTTCTTTGGAAGAAGAATAATATTCTTCTTCTTTCTTATCGGGTACGGGTACGGGTACGGGGCATGCGTTTGCCATCGGTTTGCCATCGTCTTGCCATGCGTTTGCCATAGGTTTGCCATGGCATTTGCCATCGGTTTGCCATGCGTTTGCCATAGCATTTGCCATCGGTTTGCCATTTTTGCCATTCTCAGGCTTCTTCCAACGACGGCTCGCCCCCTTCTTGCCAGCTTCACTCCGCTTCCTGCGCTTGGCATCCACTTCGTCACCGTCCGGCTGATAGTCAGCCCAATCATGGAACACGTATTCGTCCTTGTCGGCGTCATACTCCCACAAGCCCGCATCGCAGAGTTCCTGAACCGAATCATCGGAGCAACGGAACATGGGAATCATGTTCGCTGGGACACGTCCTTTTGTCAGCTGTTGCGCGGCCCACGTGCCTGAACGAAGCCATAATGCGGTGGCGTCATTGGACAGCATCGCCGTCTTCGGATTCATGCAGAACCCATCATCGACCTTGAACCACATCAGCCCAATTCTCCATTCCCGTAGATTTTCCAGATTGCTTCCTGCCGTGGCGTGGTGCATGGCAGGCCGTCGAAGTTGAGGTTCGCCCATCCGCTTCCCACGTGTGGTTTCGCCATCGCGTCCAGGGCTTCAGCGATTTCAACCAAGTCCGGTGGCGGGTCAAGTTTCATCACAGTTCCTTTTGCAAATGATTTCCAAACCGGGCTGATACCGGTAGGTTGACTGGTTGCTGTAGTAGGCGTCCCAGTAGGCTCCGTAGTGTGGATTGTCGGCAGTGCTTTGGTATGGGACTGCTTTCCTGTCCTGGAGGAGTTGGACGATATGGCGTCCCTTGTCGGTCAGTCTGAGCGCATTGTCGGATACCAAGCCGCGTCGTCTGAGCGCCTGAATCCACAGCCACGGTTTCTGACCTGTGTGGGGTTCCGGCATTCGACCGGTACGCCATATGCTGACAAGCGCCTCATGCTGTTGGCTGCTCAAATGGATGCCGTTGACGTTGACTGCTGGAAGAATCATCGTCCACCTCCGAGCGGCAACCCACTGTTCAACATGCCCGCCAATTCACCCAACGTGAATCGGATGAACATTCGAGTGCCCGAGTCAACGCATTCCATAGACGGTTTGGCCGGTAGCAGAGTCTCGAACTTGTCCCACACGCTCAGACTCGTGTAAGCGGGTTGAGACGCGATCCACTCACGCTCGCCCATCACGTCAGCATCGAACATGCCATCGGCTTGTATGACGAACGGATATTCAGAATCAATGTCACCAGCCAACAGTTCAGCCTTATCGAAGCATTTCACCATCGGCACGTTCGGATTGGCGAACGTCGAAACACTGATCGGCCGCCCCTTGTAGTACAGGTTCTCAACATGGTCGAGACGCTTATCGTCCAACGCCCAAGCCAAGTAATCCCAGACACGCAGTTGGAACAGCATCTCACCGGTATTCAGGCTGGTTTCCGACATCGCTTATCATCTCCTTCGTGTTTCTGACGAGACTTTCCAACCCGCCGTGAATGTCATGCAAGGGTTCTATATGGATTTCCGTATGCGGCTCATAAGGATTGCCGCCGTATGTCAACGGCATTCCCTGCCGACGTTTGACAAGCCGTTTCGCCCGTTGTCCCCATGCCATACGGTCGGGTTCCAGCATGGCGCACAACGTGAGTTTCACCTGCCGGTCATCCACGTAGGCCAAACCGTTCAACGCATCCTTGACGAGCTTTTCCAGATTGTCCAAATCCGGTTTCCCATGACGCCCCTTATAAAACATGAGAATCATCAGCACGTCCCCGTCCAATGGTTCGGCATGAGGGTAGAACATGTGGAATTGGTTCCGCACCAGTTCCTCAGCATCCCTCGTATGCTGAGGGGTCACAGCCCGATACCCGTAGAATCGTGGACGGCCCTTCGCGACGGGTTCGCCTGGAATGTCGAAATCATAGGTGGTCATAAGTCCCATATGCTCGCGTCTCCAATATCCTCCCAATAGTCTTCGGCTTCCGACTCGCATTCAGGACAAGCGGGGCCGTAATATTCGACCCCATGCTTGTCACACCATGCGGGTTCGGTCATCCCAGAGAGCGGAACCATCAGAACAGTGTCGCCTCTCCAAGCTTCTCTTCAAGATCGCGCACCAGATTCACCGACGCATCCCAATAGGAAGGCTTCAATTCAATGCTCATGCCCTTGCGGCCAAGTTTGATTGCCTCGTACACGGTCGAACCGATGCCACCAAACGGGTCGAACACAAGCTCGCCCTTATTGCTCCACAAGCGGATGCACCGTTCGATGAAATCCAATTGCAGCGGGCAGATGTGGCGTTCATCGGTATCCTCACGGCCAAGACGCTCATTCAGCGTGTTGGTCTCTCGAATGTTCCACCAGACCGGCTGCGCCCAATCAATCCATTCCTCGTTGCTCACATCATTCTTGATCGGCACCTGATTGTCGCCAGGTTTGCGGAACATCAGAAGATAGTCAGCCAATGCTGGACGGCTCATGCTGGAATCCTTGTTCTTCGTGACGAACATGAGGGCTTGGGCTTTCGTGCGAATCGCCTGAGCCTGTGGATTCTTGTTCACGGTGACTTCGCCGTGGAAAATCCAACCGTTCTCCACGTAAGCGCGGATTACATCACCACGGAAGTCGGTCAATCCAACCACGCCGTCAGCGGTCTTCGTGGTCACCACCTGCTGCACATGCACGCAAGCGATACGGCCCGGTTTCGTGACCCTCAACAGTTCGCGGATGATGTACCCGTAATTCTCGATGAACTCTTCACGGGAACTATTGTTGCCCAAGTCGCGGGTTGAATCGGAGTACACGTACAGGCTTGCGAACGGCGGACTGCTCACGCTCAGATCAACACTGTTGTCAGCCATTTCCGCCATGCGTTCGCACGAGTCGCCAAGCCATAGCGTCCAATCCTTACCTTTGGCTTCATCGGTCATATACATTTCCTCAACCATCATGCGGCCTTTCCGAAAGAGTTTGATTCATTCATCGTCTTTACCAGTTCGTCACTCAAATGAGTGGCCTGCTGTTCCTTGCGGGTGATGTTCTCCGCTATCTCGCGTTCCAAATCGGAAACCACCACATGCACGTCAACCACGCGCTTCTGTCCGAACCGATAGCAGCGGCGTATCGACTGGTAGTAGGATTCCCACGAGTCGTTCAAACCGCAGAACGCCATTCGAGCGCAGTTCTGCCAGTTCAAACCGAACGATGCCATGGAACCCTTCGTAATCAGCACCGGAATGTTCCCATCAGCGAAGTCAAGGAACGCCTTGGCCTTGTCTTCCGGCGACATGGAGCCTTTCACATTCACACTGCCGTGGATAAGCCTGTTCAGCATGTCCGCCTCGTCGTTCAATCCAGCCCAGATAATCCACTGTTCGCCCGGCTCGCTGTTGACAAGATCGACGCAACGGTTCACACGGTCAACAAGCGTTTCCTTACGGACCCTCGCACGCCCGCCGACGCCACCAAGGTCAGCTGCGAACAATTGGCCTTCCGGGATGCTGCCGTGATATTTCACCACGTCAACGGTCTGATTCAATCCGGGCAACTCATATCCCGCATCATCACCGCCAATATCGGACGGCTTGCGCAATGCGATGGCCCATTGCGACATCCACCGCATCATCGGCTTAACCGCGTGACCTTTCAAACGCCAAATATTCCCGTCATGCACGAAATACGTGGCAAGCATCTTCACACGGGTGGCGTATCCAAGGAACTCGGCCTGATTGCATAGTTCCTCCGGGTCGTTCGGTGCCGGTGTGGCGGTACAGGCGAGACGGTATTTCGTATCCCTGAACGTGTCGATCAGCATTTTGCGGGTCTTGCCGTCCGACTGTTTCAGAATCGAAGCCTCGTCCAATACGACCGCATTGAATTTGGACACGCCGAGTTTTGGCACACGCTCATAGTTCGTGATGTTGAATCCGTCAGAGACTTCCGACTGGTCATGCACATAACGCACTTCCATGCCGATTGCGGCGCCTTCGCGGATGGTTTGCTGGCATACGGCCAACGGCGCTAGAATAAGCCCCGTCCCATGTCCGGCGCAGACCTGACGCAACCATTCGAGTTGCATTCTGGTCTTACCAAGACCCGTATCCGCCCATACGGCTGCACGTCCTACTTTGCAAGCCCATGTGACGATACGTTTCTGCCAGTCGAACAGGGATGGGTGGAGCTGCTGCGAGCTAACGGTGATGCCAGTCTCCTGCTCGCGCAGCTCCTTTCTTTTCAGAAACTCCCTGTATGGAATGATGTTTGCCATGTTGGTTCCTTTTAGTCTGGATTAGAACTCGTCCGTGTTGCCGCCGAAACTGCCGAAGTCGGAAGGCTGATTATTGTTCGACGCCCAAGGGTCTCCACCCAACTGTTGAGACTGTGCGGGCTGCTGACCGGTGTTCGATGGGTTCACGCCATACTGCGGCTGCTGGTTCCCCACGAAACCGCCCTGCTGCTGTCCGCCCGCGAAACCGCTGCCGCCGCCCTGATAGCCGCCGCCATTGCCGTGCTGCACGCGATGCACCTGAGCCGTCGCATAACGCAGGGACGGGCCGATTTCATCCACCTGCAATTCGATGACCGTGCGGTTGGAACCGTCCTGCGCCTGATAGGAACGCTGCTGCAAACGACCCTGCGCGATCACACGCATGCCCTTCGCAAGGCTCTGCGCGCAATGAGTGGCGAGGTCACGCCACGCGGAACAGCGCATGAACAAAGCCTGACCGTCCTCGAACTGGTTCGTGCTGCGATTCCAGGAACGCGGGGTGCTGGCGATCGTGAACGATGCGACCTGCGCTCCAGCGGACGTCGTGCGCAATTCCGGCTCGTCGGTCAGATTGCCAATGATCGTGATAACGGTTTCTCCAGCCATTATGCGGCCTCCTTGACTTCTTCATTCTTTTTGAAACTGTTGATGAACAATTGGGCTTGCCAGTCGGTCAATCTTGCGTAATTCACAGGCATTTTGATACGATTGCCGATGGCTTCGGACTCATGTCCGGCTGGAACATTCCCCTGAGCCAACAAGGCGGCAACCTGCTTGCGTAGTTCCTCATTCATCGGATTGCCACGCTGATAGCCAGCCAACTGGCCGTCATCATCACTGGTAGCAAGACAGAACAGGGTGAGCAGACTGTACCTTCTCGCATAGGTTTCCGCACTCCCATACCGTTGCATGAACGGCTGTTCACGTTTCCCGGCGGAATCACCGACGATGATCGGGACGGGAGCTTCAAACACGCTCCAAGACTTGCTGTCCTCCTGCCAGTAGCGGGATACGACGAATCCATACCCGTTGGGATATTGGGGCAGATTATCGTATCGGATGCTCTGCTGCACCTTGATCTTCAACGTTTCGGTCACATAGTTGACCACGCTGCCCAAGTCGGCGTAATCATAACCGTAGGCTTTACGGTTCTTCGCTATCACATTTCCCATTGGTCATCATCTCCAATCAGATGGTTCATCTGCCAGTCAGTGAATCTGATAGGCATAGGCGTCTTCGATAATCCTTGGTTGAGCATGTCTCCCAACGGAATATGGTTCTTCCGGTAGAAGCTGAGCCTGTCCAACGCTTCACGAATCTGCTTCACCGCGACAAGTGAGATTTCAGGATCGTTTTCGGATAGTTCCCAAATCATCCAGTCGTATGGTTCCTGCTTCTCCTGCACGACGAATCTGAATCCCATCGCACCCTGGTATCCGGTTACGAGCCGATACAGCATCATGTAGAAGGCGGCTTGAATGTGGTAGCCGAACTTGTATGCCGAACCAGTGAAGTCCTGCACGTCATGGCCGGTGGTCTTGTAGTCGTACAGCCACATGACGCCGTCCATGTCGGGATGGTCGGGCAGCCAGTCGGCCTTGCCTTTCAACTGCAATCCAGTGGTCGGGTCAATGGCGAACAAGGCGATTTCCGGTTTGCCTTCCACGAGACTGTTCATGTCCGGCGCGTAATCCACCATGTTTTGAAGCTTCTCATAGTCGGAACCGGAAAGGATTACCAGATCGTCCGATTTGGCTTGTTCGGCTTGTGCTTTACCGGCTTTGGTGCGCCCGTCGAGTTTCCTTTCGACCTTCGGGCCACTACCGAGAATGAGACTGTGCGCGGCCTTGCCGAACGCCAACGTACTGTTGTCGAGAGGGTTCAGCTTGTGCCATGCGTACGCTCTTGGAGACTCCATGAACTTCTTCAAACCAGTCTGGTCGATTGCCGGATGCGCGAAATACTCCTTGTCCGGCATGTCCACCATGCTGGGAAATTTCACTTCCGTCATACTTCCGCCACACTCCGTTCCATAATGTGGGCATTATTCCGGTAACGCCACTTCCTGTAGCCCTGTTCAACAAGCGGGAACAACGAGCGGGCGTAAATGACGGCACCCCTACTGTTCTTTTCCAACAAGTCTCCCTTACCGGCATCCAGAATCACTTTCTTCACGACTTGGCCCAGTCCGGTGAGGCTACGCTTGGCGTCTTCTGGATGCTGTTGGGTCATGTATTCCCTGAGCGTGATACGGTAATCCGGTTCGATTGGATGCCAGTCCGACACGTCCAATGGTTCCGGAATGGTGTCTTCCACCAGCCGGTAGGTCCGTCCGAACAAGCTGATCTCGTCCGGCACTTTCGTGTAGGTCTCACCGTTCACGTTGATGGTGTCCATAATGGTTTTCCTTTCTGTGATTGCGTGCTGGTGGATGGAGTCGAACCATCTGACCGCCGATGAACCGAACGACTGAGATAGCAGCGGCCACGTTCCTTGCACCAGCGATTGGTTGACGGGAGAGAGTGTGTGTATGTAAGCGCCAGAGAAATCGACTTTGGAACATGATTTTTTAGGCTCCCCCGTCAACCGGGTTTTCAATTATGTCGGGCCGTCTCTCGACGGCTTCGGACGTGGGCGGGAGTCGAACCCGCGACCCGTAGGGGAAGAACCAGAGACCCCGAGTCATCCAATCCACGTCAAATCCCCAGTCCGGCAATCGCACTAACCGGTGGGGACAGTGGCCGCAACAGGAGTCGAACCTGTTAGGATTCACGCCAATGAATGATGCAAAACCGTTGGAACCCGACCTGAACGGGTTCACGGCCAACATCACGGCAACAGGAAATGTCAAAACCTGAATGCGAGATGGATAAGGTGATTCATGAGTTGTCAAACTTAAGGAGTCCGGCATGAATCCCACAACCATGTGCGGCCAATGCGCCTACGTGATTTGCTGCGCGGTATTGAGTTCGTAGGCGCGTGGATAATATCGATATTCAGTTATGTTGTCCCGGCTGACGGCTCGCGGATGGTCAACAAGATGAACATCCCCCTGACCCATTTCGTGGGGTAATCCCCATTGTTTTTCATACCGTCTGCCATCAGCCGGAAGTCTTTAATCAGATTCCGAAGCCAACGCCAAATACATTGACGAGACAATCATCAGAATCATGCAGACCACGCTCCACCACACGTGTGGAGCGGTGGCCCACGAGAACAGGAGCGTGCCGGTCACGCAGGCGATGGCCAACGCGATCATCTTCGACATGGTTGAAGGCTTCCACGCCTTCGCGTCCTTATCCCTGCGGAAATCATCATCAGTCATTCCAATCAAATCCTTTCGTCGGTTCCAAGCCTGTCGGCCTGAAACAATGTCTTCCATGCATCAGAAACGTTTCCGCAAGCCCACAGGAAACAAGCTTGCGCAAACTTCTGTAGACAACGCTCTGAGCCAATTGCAGGTCTTCCGCAATCCGATACGAACTGGTACTGAAACCAGTCTCATATTTCGTGCGAAGCGACTCGAACACTCGCTGCAATACCGGCTTATCCCGCTGATAGTCACGTTTGGTCTTATGTCTGACCCGTTCAATCCAATTCGCGTTGGCGGCAAGCATGGCATCCAAGTCGATGCCCGTCTGGACGCTCCACGCGTCAGGTCGAGTGTCGGTCATGCCGAAACCTCCCGTGAACTCTCGCACACCTGGTCGTAACGGTCGAGAAGCTTCGACTTCTTGTACGTGACGGTCTTGCCGCCCTGATGGTCGGCGCACACCCTGTACAGTTTGTCGAACTTGTCCGTTCCAAGCTTGAGGAACCTGGCAGCTTCCTGCCTGTCGAAAATCTCCTCTTCGACAACAACCTTCCTGTCTGTCAAAACCTGCTCCTATCTTGATTGGCCGTGAACGTCAGCGGCCCATTGGATGAACGCGCCTAGTTTCGATTCGGGAACCTCATACAACGTGCTCGTCTTGAGTCCATCTTTTTCAACGATTGACCCGCCTTTCCGCTCGTTGATACGGAAGACGCAGTGCCCACCCTCGTCAAGAACGAACTCATGCGGTGGCGCCGGAGGATTCAACAACGTCATGCCGCCACCTCCGCGTCAAGCACTCGCTCGAAACTTTGTTCGGACAACCGCTGGTGTATAAGCGCCAATCCCTTGCGGGTCAGTTTCGGGGTCGGCGGATAGGCGAATGGCGTGCCATCCTTGTGGATTCCGTGGGAACGGGAGGACACCATGACCATATGGCCTTGCCTCACGCGACTTGACGCCGCGCACCACGACTGGTTAGGCTGCCGGTAAATCCAACCGTTATCCACAAGCCATTGGCGCAGCTCATGCTCACCGATCTGAATGTTGGAATCGTTGCTTAGGAGTTTCGCTGCGTCACGGACAAGCAGAGCATCGGGAATGTTCGTGAAGTCATCCAACGCCTTGGCTTTCGGCTCCAGTTCCTTAACCTTCTCCTGCTCCTCCTTCAGCTTGGTGGCGAGCTGGATCAGGAAGTCCGGGCTGGTGAGCGCTTTGTCCAACGTCTGCTGGGTCATGTATGCGCCATGCTTGCGGATGGACGGCAGCACCTCATGCGTCACCCAGCGTTGGAACTCCTTCGCCTCCGGCTTACGCGAGCGCATGATGAGCTTGTACAAGCCAGGCTCAGAGATGATGAGAGGCGCACGCCCCGGCTGATTCCAAACCTCCGAATTACGGAGGTTTGTGATTTCGTCATCATCAAGAGCTTCGCGGAGATGATTTGTGTCAATACCGAGGATGTCACATGCGTCCTTGGCGACGAACCAAGGCTCCCCCGCCATGTTGGTCAGGGCGCGTAATGATTCGCCCTTGAACTCGAATCGTTGAATTTCATTGTTCATTGTGGTTCCTTGGCGTTGTGTGGTGCGGTTAGGCGGTTTGTTTGATTTGGGCGATTTCTCCGGGTTGGAAGCCGAATGCCTTGTAGAGTCCTATGAGCATGAGTGGCGTGCATTCGTTGGTTTTCTTGGCTCTGGCTAGGACGCTTTCGCTGACTCCTATTGCTCCGGCGAAGGCTTCGTCCGTTTTGAGGCCGCTCATTTGTTTGGTTCGGTCTAGGAAGCCGTCTCGGAACTGCATTTTGTATTCAGCCATCAGCACTGTTCCTTTCATTGTGAAGCATTTTGTTTTTCAACCTGAAAAGTAATATACCACAGTGAAAAGAGATTTTTCAAGTCGAAACACCTTTTCGGCGTGTTGACATGAAAGACTTTTTATTTCATAATGAAATACATGGATAAGAAAACATATTTCGCACAGCTAACGCATGATGCGGCGATCAATGAAATCAGCAACAAGACCGGACTCAGCGTCTCAACCCTCTGGCGTCAATACAACAAAGGATGCGAGTTCAGCGCCGAGTCGGTAATCATCATCGCTAGAGCATATGACGAAAATCCTGTAGAAGCTCTGGTTGAGTTCGGATATATAAGAGCCGACGAGATGGCTAACGGAAAGACCGTCGCAAGACTGCATGACGCTTCGAATGACGAGCTGCTCCAGGAACTCGCACGCCGTCTCAAGGAAAACGCGGACGCCGACTGGGTGAACAGTCCGATCATCTACCGTGAAGAGTTCGACATGGCCGCGAACGACGATCCGAACGCGAGACTCGAAGCCGAAACACCTGAAGACTGACGACAACAACGAATATGGCGGCGGTATCCACTCATGATGCCGCCGCCTACCAATACGAAGGGAACAATGTCACGAATCACCATCGACGTTTTGGAACGTCAGGCCGAGCACATGGGTTTGAAGGTTTTGGAATCCGATATTCCAGGCACTACCTGCGGCCTGTACTGCGACCGGCTGCGGACGATATGGCTTGCCGACTGGTTGAACGACCGGCAGAGGCTCTGCACCCTATGCCATGAGCTTGTGCACGCGAAGTATCGTGATCTCGGCTGTGGCACGCGGTTCGGCGCGAAATGCGAACGTAGGGCGCGACGCGAGACGGCGTTGACGTTGATAAGCCCGGCCGAGTTCGCCATGGCCGAACGGATGTGGGACTGCGACACATGGCATATGGCAGCCGAATTGAACGTGACCACGCAGGTGCTTGAGGATTACCGGCGACTGTTGGAGGAACGGTCGCGCATCGCATGATTTTTCGTTCCGGCTCTATTGAAAAAGAATGTTATATATGCATATATTGTCATATATGTATATTTAATGTTTGCAAATTAGTATTTCAGCTATTGAAGATTAGTATGCGCCCCTACTCGCAACATTCCCATACGCACATTCACACACATTAGTGTATAGTGTGCTTTATAAGAAAAACCCTGCGATGGTGACAACACCGCAGGGAACATGATGGAACCTCTAGCAAAAGACCCATCACGTCAAACATACAACAAGGCGTGGAGGGTCGGAATGGAATCACCGATGGGATACCGCAACTCGCAGATCGTCGAAGAGCTAGCCGCCGAAGGAAAAATCACCACCGAACACAAGGGCGTGCAGACATTCGACTTCGCCCAATACTCACTGCTCAAGCGTATGGCTGAAACAACGGCTGACTGGCCACTCGACAAAGCGGCAGAGGAAAAGCACATGCTGCCCCGCACATTCACCTCCGGCTGGCTCTCAATCGCAATCGGCTGGGGAATGACCATTCCGCAAACGATTGACGAGATCGTAGACATTGGAAACGAGCCACGCAATCCAAAGCGTGAGCAGCTGGCATACAACCGTCTCGGCAAAATCGCCAAGAAGCTCGAATCGGCTGGATTGATTAAGTGCTTGCGCAACGGAAATGTGCAACGCAAGAACAATGCGGTGTGGCTGTTAATGCTTGGCGATGACGAAGAGAACGCTGATGTCGAAGCGTACGTGCGCGAACGTATGCATCTCTGACCCGTGGCGCACGCGCATCGAACCGGACGAATACCAGCTCGCCGAATCCACCTACGACGGCGAGGCATACAGCATGGCGGTCGAACTCGGGGTAACGTTACAAGTGCTCAGGGATTACCAGACGCTACTTGAGCGGCACATCACAGGCATGGCGGACGCGCAGGTGGCCGCCTGAGAATCAAAAAGGAGAACGATATGAGAAGAATAAGACTGACGGCAACGCTCACTGCTGCGCTATTGTTGCTTGCCGGCTGCGGGGCGCAACAAGGAGCCAACGAAGGCAATCAGCAGCACAAGGAGCCCGAGCAAGCCCAGCAGCAGCCCGAACCAGAGACCAGCGAGCGAGGAAACCTCGTGAAGCACATCGGAGACACCGCATACATCTACGCTGACACCTCGGAAAAGACGGAGTGGGCACGATGGACGGTGACGAACATCACGCTCGACGCTCCCTGCACCAACGAGTATGCCGAGCCTTCGGAGAACGGGCACATGGTCGTCATGGACGTGACTGCCCAGACCACGAAGGACTTGCCCACCGACCAGCCGCTGTATCTGGGCGCGCCGGGCGCTTGGCAGTACGTGCTCAAGGATGGCACGATATCGAACGCACCCGTGCAGGGGTCCGCGTCAACGATGTGCCTCCCGCAGGCCGATATGCTGCCGGACACAATCGGAACCGCCAGCAAGGCCCAAGGAAAGCTTGTGTTCGACCTTCCAACCACGGACGGGTATCTGGTCTATAAGGACGTCGACGCCACCGGCTGGGAATACCCGTTGAGCTGAACGACACGAGGCAAGAGGCTAGGAGGGTTCGGTAATGGCATGGAGGGAAAGACACGTGGAAAATATGGGCTACAAGAACATGCAAGCCGTATACGACGTAAACCGTGCCGGACGCATGGCGATTCGACGTGGCGACAACATGACCCTCAACAAGAACGCCGAACTCGTCCTCATGTTCATGGCTTCGCAAACATACGATTGGGATAGCGAGAACAATTGTCCTCCGAAGAAGCTCATGGATAAGCAGGTGCCGTGCCGCTATTACACGCTTGGATGGCGTGCTATTTCGGATGCGCTTGGAATGGTGATGCTCACTCCCGAACAGGCGATGGGCGGTAATGCGGAAGCGAAGATGAAGACCCGTGAGAACAGTATCCAGAAAAGCATCAGCGATGCCTGGGTGTTCCTGCGTGATCGCGGCATCATCAAGACCATCGAACCTGCTTCGCTTGGCAAGAACGCTGGGTTTCTACTCCTACTGGGCGACGATGCGGAGAATGCCGCAGTGGAACGATGGGCCAGGGAGTGCCTTGGCGTCTGATTCGGCCATGATGACGGCTGTGCCATTCGACCTTTTTTGACCGTTTTATGACCGCGTTTTCGACCACGATGGTCGAATGTCCTCGTGTTCGGTCAACATGATGACGCAATCCAAATAAAGAAGATTATTAGGGTTGTACCTGCTTGATTGGGTTTTCCTGAGATTGCTGATTGCGGTTATGTCTATGAAGGCCGCCACATGGTTCCCTATGCCGTGTGGCGGCTTTCGTGGTTCCGGACGGCTCATGCATCGTGTTCTCTCCCTATTTTGGAGAGAACGGCATGGGCGTGTCGGATTTGGATGGTTCCGCATGATACCGGCTGTTATGCCCTGTGAGACGTTTGGATGGCGTTCTCTCAGGGTTTCATGAACCTTCCCACCTGACGTGCGAATTTGCTGTTACGGCGTGTCGCAGCCCTTTTTCGTGTGTTTTTTGGGCTGGTTTTTCGAGTTTGTCTGAGAATCGGAGAGAATGACCATTTCGGACACTTCCGCAACCGTTCCCGCAACTGCGGCTGAACCCTACTCGCGTAAGGGTTTCCGCCTAAGCTCCTGCGACTGGGCTTGAACCAGTGACCGTCCGATTAACAGTCGGATGCTCTG